TGGTACTAAAAAAGATGCTAAGTCTGATTTAGTAATCGATATCCTTAGTCAGGAATTTGGCGATGCGGTACATGCTTATATGTTACAAGCTCTGGTTACAACGACCGATACTGCATTTCCAGGCCAATCCGTTGTGCCTTCCGCAGCTGTTACTGTTTCGCCTGGAACCGGTACTGGAACAGGAAACTTAGCATAATGCCGTTAGCTGTTGGTGTAGCATCTTATAAGCAAGACTTGAGAAGTGCGTGGATCAAGGCTCGTGATGCTGGAAAGAAAGAGAATACAAATTCTGACCAAATAATTTCTGATCTAGCAACTGATATTGCAAATGCCACTCAAAAATACATGGAAACGGCTCAGGTCATTACGACTCATGTTATCAATCCGGGACAATCGGCACCCTCTGCCAATCCAATCGCGATTGGACCTGGAACTGTAAGCTCACCAGGGTCTGGGTCCGGACCCAATGGCACGCTAAAATTTCCTTCTAACACGCTTCTGAAATCGCAGATAGAGTCGGCAATTAAAGCCGCCCGAGAAAATGGCAAAAACGGAAATTCAGATGCCGTTATTGCAACACTGGCACTTCAAATTTCTACTGCTATTCATTCTTTTGCTTTGACAGGCATTGTTGAAACTGATATTCAGATCGTTCCGGGAGCCGCTGTTGTTGGTTATTTGGGTCCTCCGCCCGCTTCTATTCCAGTTCCTGGAATTACCGGTCCTGGCAGTGGCAAAGGAGTAGGCTCGCTGTCATAAGCCAAGTTTACTTCTCAGATATTTAGTGCCAAGGAGAAGATTGATATGGCGCAAGCAAAAAAGACATACGACTTCAAGTCGGTCGGCCAGCTGCAGTCAAAGTACCAAAACCAGATAACGGACACTACGCCCAAAAATCCAATTGGCATTTTGACTCCTGTGTCTTTTGACCAGACGGGCGGCTCACTGTTTCGAATGTCAACTGAGCTTGAAGACCAAGTAAGAGACAATCTGAGAAATTTATTGAGCACCAATCACGGTGAGCGATTAATGTTAAACGATTTTGGCGCTAATCTCAAGGAGCTAGCTTACGACTTGACTTCCGAAGATGTCATTTCAGAAGCTCTAATACGAATCAATCAAGCAGTTTCTAAATTCATGCCTTTTGTGGCATTGGAAACTTTCGAGTCCGAAGTTATCAGAAATGATGATGAAAGCTCAGCACTGGCAAAAATCAGAGTAGGATATTCTGTTCCGGCTGTTGGTGCAACTAATCAACAAGTAGAAGTAGCGATTGTGGTGACAAGCTAATGGCAACAAATCAAATCAAGAAAAAATTACGTAAAGAGCAGAACCGAACTTTTACCGCAAGAGATTTTGAGTCGCTTAGAGCTCAGCTGCTGGAGACTGCCAGGACTTATTTTCCTGACAAGATTCAAGACTTTTCTGAAGCCTCAGTCGGAGGCATGTTTTTAGATTTTGCTGCAACCGTTGGTGATTCCCTAAGCTTTTACTTAGATCACTCTTTCAGAGAGCTGGATCCCACAAGGGCTGTCGAGCCGGATAACATCATCACACACTTAAGAAATGCCGGTGTTGATATTGTTGGCGCTGCTCCAGCTTCGGTTACGCTAAAATTTAGTTTCACAGCGCCTGCAGAATTTGTTTCTTCAAAAAGATCTTATTTACCTAAAAGAAGCGCGATGCCTGTAATTTTAGCTGGCACTTCCGTAACGTCTTTCAGCGGCATAACGTTCAATACGGTTGACGATCTAGATTTTGCTGAACAAGATGACAATGGAGACTTCTTAGCAGATTTCGTCATAGCATCAACAGATGCCAATGGAGCTCCTGAAACATTCACAGTCACGAGAGAAGTTGCTGCAGTATCAGGTCAAGAAAATACTGAAACGATCACACTTCCAGACGCATTTGTGCCTTTTAGAGAAATAACACTAAGCGAAAAATCTATTACAGCAATACTGTCTGTCACAGACTCGGAGTCTAACACATATTTCGAAGTTGATTCTCTAAGCGATGACACAGTCTTCGTCAAGGTTAGAAATCCTGCTTCTGATGCAAATCAAGTTCAGAGTTACATGCAGGTACAGGCTGCACCTTATCGTTTCATCACACAATATGATCCAACGACCCAGTTGACTACTGTGCGTTTTGGAAGTGGCAATGCAGATACACTGGATGATGATATTGTTCCAGACCCTAGCGAGTTGTCGCTAAATCTTTTTGGTAAGCCGGTTGTCAGGAGATTTAACATCGATCCGCAATCCTTGCTGGAAACACAGACTTTAGGCATATCTCCACGTGGAACTACGCTTACGATACGATATCGCCATGGCGGCGGCTTGGAACATAACGTGCCTTCTAACTCAGTAGAGACTATTGAAACTCTTTCAATAGCTTTTAGAAGAAGCCCAAATGCTTCTGATGCTCTTACGGTAAGGCAATCTGTATCCGTAACTAACGACGCTCCAGCAAGAGGCGGAGATACAGCTCCTGACTTAACAGAACTTCAAACTAGGATAACGTCAGCCAGAAAAGCACAACGAAGAGTTGTATCTAGAGAAGATTTGCTAGCAAGAATTTACACGCTACCTAGCGAATTTGGTAGAGTTTATAGAGCTGACATAGTTGACAATCCAGTCAATCCAAATTCTGCTTTGCTGTATTTACTTTCCAGAAATTCAGATGGAACTCTAGGCGTATCGCCTGATACTCTAAAAAAGAATATTTCCACATACCTCAACGGCTTACGCTTGATGGGCGATGCAATGGATATACTGGATGCTAAAATCATCAATTTTGGTGTGAAATACAGCGTACTAGTTTCTAGCAATGCCAACAAAGCTCAAGTCATTACAACGATAAATACGGCAATTGCTGCAGCTTTTGATAGAAAGTTTATTAGTATTGGTCAACCGATTATCATCGACGATATTACTAATATCATTATCAATACAGATTTTGTTATATCGCTATCTGCCTTGAAAGTATTTCCAAGAATTGGGACGATTGAAGACAGAAGTTACAGTTCGACGACATTTGATTTTGAACAAAGCAAAACTACTGGAGTGATAATTCCAGATCGAGGTTCCATTTTTGAGCTCAAGTTTTCAGAGTTTGATATCATCGGCACGGCAGCATAAGGAAAACAGATGATTATTGTATGCACAGCAAGTTTAGACACTTACATAACTGACAAGATCATTGATGGAAATTTTAGAGCAACAGACGCAAACGTTGGTCAAGCTGCTACGTTAGATCTTTTCAAGCTTTATAATGAAACTACGCTCAATGGTTCTTCGTCACAGGCAGAACTTTCAAGAGTCTTGACTAAATTCGATCTATCTCCAATTACAGCCTTGACTGGCACAATTCTTGATTTAAATAGCAGTAATTTCAAAGCCACGCTGGAAATGAAAGATATCATGACCGGTCATGCTGTGCCTAGAAACTTTACTCTGTCCGTCTATCCACTATCACAAGCTTTCGATGAAGGCGAAGGTATGGATACAGGCAAGTTTAGCGACATTCATGTTGCTAACTTTATCACTGCATCATACACAACGCAGAACAATGTTTGGTTTGCAGATGGAGCAAATGCCGGCGGTCTGCTTGATTCTGATGACATCGATTATATTGCTAGCGGTAACTTGAATGACGGCAATGGAATTGTATCTTTTGAGAAAAAGCAGCTTTTTGAAAAGGGAACAGAAGATCTTGCAATTGACGTCACTACGCTGGTTTCTGCAACGCTAGCAAACCAAGTTCCGAACCACGGATTTAGACTATCTTTTACTGGTTCGCAGGAATCTGATCTAAAGTCTCGTTTCGTTAAGCGGTTTGCTTCTCGGCACGTGTCTAATCCTTTGCTAAGACCTAGGCTGATTGTTAGATTCGATGATAGCATACAAGACAATCATCAAGATTTTTATTTTGATACTAGCGGATCGATCTTTCTGAATTCGTATGTTAGATCTAGCAGAGCTAATTTGGTGAGTGGATCTGCTTTGACAGAAGTCACCGGTGATAATTGCTTAGTTCTTGAATTAAAAAAGGGAACATTTAGTTTTTCTGTGACAGGCAGCCAACACACAGCAGGAACTGATGATACTGGAATTGCTGGCCTTTATTCAGCTTCTTTCGCTCTGCCGTCAACTGAAACTGGTTTATACAATAAGCGCGATAGCATATCCAAACTATTGAGGGATGAAGGCAAAGTAGAATTTACCACTTACTGGAAATCTCTGGATTACACAGTTGCTTATCATACCGGCACTCTAACGATGAAACTACCAGATCGTAGATCAGGACAGTTTATTTCCAGAGAGCCCCAGATAATTGTGGCAAATGCTGAAAAAACTTATCATAAAAATGACACTATTAGATTCAAGCTTTTCGGCAGAGATTTGATAAATGAAGATAATCAGCCGGTAAAGACTCCCTACAGGTTGCCTAGTGTGATATACGAACAAATCTACTATCAAGTTGTGGATCGTGTCACTGAGAAGGTCGTATTGGCATACGACAATACAAATAACTCTACCAAAGTATCAACAGATTCGGAAGGCATGTTCTTTGACTTCAAGATGCAGGCCTTGATTCCTGGTCGAGCTTATTCTTTCGATTTTTACATTGTTGATCGAGGAGTTTCTTACCTGGTACAAAATAGAGATACTACTTTTGAGGTCAGAAATTAATGACTAAAAGAGCAGACAATACAAGCTACGATAGCTTGCTTTTTAAAGCCGGTATTAGAAGAAGCAAGAGGAAGAATTCTGCGCCCCTTAGGGATTTCACATTAGAAGGTGCGAATCAAGCAGAAGCCAATCTAACAGGATCCTTTCGCTACGATGCTCCGGGAGCTCCTCTAAAAAGCACTCAGCAGCTCAACTTAGATTTTGCCGATTTTTCGCAGCATACATTTTTCAACAGTGCCGAGGCCAAAGTTCAGAAAGCATTCACTAGAATCATAAACCAGTATCCGTTTGATGGTACGAGGAGTGAAATCAATGCTTTTGTCGACTCTCTGACTGGATTTGAAAAATACGTTTTTGATTCTTTTCCAACGAATCGAGGTTACTTGGCTTTTAGTGGGTCAGCTTCTCCAACTGACCCTGGAACTTTTATTAATGTCAAAGATTTCAAAGGTTCTACGCAACCAACGTTGGCAAAAAACCCGACGGGCAGAGGGGTTCTAGATCCTGGCACAAAACCTTTTACAATAGAGTTTCACTTTAATGCGCCGCAAATAGCCAACGACAATCAAGTCATCCTTCAAAAGAAATCAGCTGACAACGGGATGACAGTTTTTCTATCGCAGACAAATGACTCGAGCTATGCTGACCTGTACATGATTCTATCGTCGGGCACAGTGGGTCTATCAACTTACATTTCAGGCGTACAAAAGGGTGAATTTCACCACATAGCCGCTACGTTCGATCGATCCTCTGGTCCAGGTGGACAGATAAAACTGTATAAAGATGCAAAGCTAATGGCGAGTTCTTCTTTTGCTAATTTAGGACTAATAAATTTCGCCACTGCATCTCTGACTGTTGGTAGCGGTAGTTCGCATTCTGCAGGTTCTGCATTCGATTTTACTCCGATTGAGACGCTATCCGGGGCATTGGATGATCTTAGATTTTGGCATAAGGCCAAAAATCAGAACGAGATCAGGCAGCAGCGTTTCGAAGAAGTTTTTGCTCAGAAAGACCTAGAGCTTCTAATGAGGTTCAATGAGCCATCTGGAAGCTTTGCGGGCAATGGATCAAATCTGGTTTTGGATTATTCTGGCAACGGCCTTCACTCTTCTATAGAAAACTTTTCTATGAATTTGAGAGACACATCAGCGTTCGGTACATCGCCAGTAACAGAAGCTTCGAGAATTTCCACGATATCGCTATTTCCTTCTTACGCACCAATAGCAACTTTGAATACTAACTTATTGAGTTCAGCTTCGCAGTACGATCTAAACAATCCAAATATAGTAACCAGGCTTATACCGCCTCATTATCTAAGAGATGCAGCACAGTTAGAAGGTTTCACTAGCGAATTAGGTGGCATATCTGAAGAAATGGTAACGCAAACTGATCAGCCCGGCGGTGCCGGTCTAGGTCAGCCGCAGATCATTGCTGGACTTTTGTATACATTCGCCGAGAATTTCGATGAGCTCAAGATGTTTGTTGATGAATTCAAAAGGCTGCTAAAAGTAGATGTGCTTAGTACGGACACAGTCAGCAATCAGCTTATGCCATGGCTATCACGCTATTATGGAATTGAGTTGCCTAGACTTTTTGATAGTAGCTCGCCTTCACAATATTTTGATGGCAAAAATATCAGAACAGATCGTCTTAAGACGACTGCGCTACAGACTGTTCAAAATGCACTATGGAGAAGAATATTCTCTGATTTGCCTTACTTGTTTTCTACCAGAGGAACTCACGCATCCTTGAGATCTATATTGGCAAATTTAGGCATTTCACCAGATGGCCCAATCCGGATTAGAGAGTTCGGAGGATCACAAGTAAGAACCTTGGGTGACTCATTTGTGCGCCGTCACGAAGTGGCAACAATGCTAGATATGAGTGGAACGCTAGCTGCTGCCGGCACTCTGAATGCACAAGGCATAGACAGCAGCCGTCCACTTATTCAAGGGTCTTTCCTTTCAGGATCACGCGTCGAACCTGGACTTCCATTGCCGGCTGGAACTATTGGACCCGCCGGATCAGATAATCTGAGTGACGGTCTTTTTACATCTGGTTCTTGGGCATTTGAGGGCAGATATAAGTTTGAAGGCGCCCTAAACCATCCATCTGCACAAAGTTTAGTCAGGCTGCATTCAACTGGAACAAATGCATCAGCTGCCAGCCAGGCAGTTCTTTTCAACTGTGTAGCTCTCAAGCCATCCCTGTTGAACTCTTCTACTGGATCCATAGTCTTATATGGCCGGCCGAACGAAAGCGCTTCAGCGGCCCTTTATCAACTAGTTTTGACTGGCGTAGATGTCTTCGACGGTGGCAAGTGGCAAGTGACATTTGGTCGCGACCGAAATGACTTGATTGAGTCTTACGTTTCTTCTTCTTATTTCTTGCGCGCATCAAAAATGGGTCCGGGTGGACTAGAACAGTATCACTTCACTTCTTCTTACTATGACGACGGTTCTGCCGGCAACGTACTGCAAAATATTTCAGCTGACTATAATGCTAGCGGAACTTTTACTGTTGTTGGTAGCCAGAGTTTAGATGTTTCTGGCGGTCGTTTTATCAATGATTCATCTTTAGATGACCAAGTAAAGACGACAACATTTACCGGTAAAGTCTCGTCATTGAGATTTTTCAGTAAAGGCCTGTCTGTTGACGAAACAAAAACGCACGCAAGAAACTTCAAGTCTTTAGGTGTTTTAGATCCGGAAGTCAACTTCAATTTTGTGACAAATGCCAGTGGATCTTTTGCTAAACTCAGGCAGGATGTATCTTTTGATCAACCAGTAACTGAATCATCGACTACTGGCGAACTGTCCGGCTTTGACTTCAGTCAAAACTATTTGACGTATGCCGGCACCGGATTCGAAGCGTCAAAAAGAGTGGTT